GTATTAAACCCGGTAAACCTATGACAGCTACACAAATGAGTTCAGCTAATGCAGGTATATCTACTAACGAATCATTCCCTTCACGAGGTCGTACAAAAGGTATGTCTAAAAATCCTGTAGGTAGTGGTGAAATTAGCAACAAAAAAAGAATGGCTCAATTAAAATCACAACAAAAAGCAGGTATAGGTATAGGTCAACCAGAACCTAGTCAATACAAAACTAATCCATCTGAAAGTCAATTACCTGTTAAAAAACAAAAAATTAAATCACACAGTAAACCTAAAGGACAGATTGGTGGCTATAAATATGGCGCTAATAGTCCTGTCAATTTAGCAAAAGCTAGTAAGAGATTATCTCCTGCAGCTAAAAGAGCTATTATAACAGGAGCTAAAGTAGCAACTAAAGGTGCAACAAGATTAATCCCAGTCGTAGGACAGGTTCTTTTAATGAAAGATGTTTACGATGTTAATAAATGGGCTACTTCACAACCTAAGAAAAAGAAAACCAACATGAAACTTTACGGTCAAAGCATTAACAAGTCTTACAAATATAATAAATAATATGTTTGCAAGGAACAAACGACAAAGAAATCAAGATGGTACATTCAAGAAGGATGTAGCGTGGACACCTTGGAACGAAGCATGGAGTTATAAAATGAGTGAACAACTTAAAGATATGATTGAAAGAACTAGTTGGACCTTCGTAGAAGCGTTCATTGGTGCTTTAACAGTCGCTCCACTAGTAGGTGTAGACGCTGAAGTACTTCAGTTAGCTGCTCTTGCAGGTGGTGGTGCAGCTTTAGCTGTAATTAAGACATACGCTAAAAAGCAAATTACAGTAAGTAAATAATGGCTGAAAAGAAGAACTATCAATATGGCGACCCAGAAGTAAACAAAGTTGCTTTAGCTAGGTTGCAAAAAAAGATAGTTAAAGAGTTAGCATTAGCTAGTGAGTTTAGAAAAGCGTCTAAGCAACTACTAAAGAGTGGTTCTAATCGTGAAAATGTTAAACGAAAAGCACAAGCATATGCACAACGTTCTTCTTTTTTTCAAAGACGTGCCGAAGCAGATAACAATTATCGTAAAGATTATCAAAAATCTTTAAACAAAGTTAGTAAGAGATACGGAGAGTAATATGCCTGTTAATAAAAAAACTGGTAAGAAAAAATCTTATAAAGTTAAGAAAAAATCTAAGAGATACTAATGGCTAAGGTAAGTTGGATGTGGGGTGGTAAACGTCATTACGGTACCCTTATACGTGAAACTAAAACGCACAAGTTTGCTAGAACTGTTAACGGAAAAGTTAAGAAAATTAAAAAATGATTGAGTATAGAGGCGAAAAGTTTTCGGGATACAATAAACCAAAGCGTACACCTAAAGCTAGTAAGTCACACGCAGTATTAGCTAAGCAAGGTGACAAGGTTAAGTTAATTAGATTTGGACAGCAAGGTGTCTCTGGTGCAGGTAAGAAGACTGACGCTAAATCAAAAGCAAGACGTAAATCTTTTAAAGCACGTCATGCAAAGAACATAAGTAAAGGTAAGATGTCAGCTGCGTATTGGGCAAACAAAGTTAAGTGGTAGTCACTCGTTAACATCACTATATCTATCTAGATATCCACGTAACAATTCACGATAAGCTACTTTAGTACCCATAGATTGACGACCATCGTATATATCATGGTGCCATTTACATAACATAGCTACATTTTGTATGTCAAACTTTCTTGTTGGGTTACCACCCATACCAATATCTTTTATGTGTGCAAGCTCTAACCATTTACTACTGCCACAATTTGCCCACTCACAGCGTCCTCTAGCTCTTTCTAGGGCTTGTTCTCTGATAGCTGATATATCTTCCGTCACAAAACTTCTTTTATTTTTGGTGTGTATAACTGATACTCAACAGTTAGTTCTTCATCAGGCATAATGTCTTTGATTGTCTTAATACATTTAAGATTAAACACATCTTCTATTACACAGTTAGGAGTTTCACTATGATTAATAAACCCACCTAATGGTGTGCGTACAAAGCCGTGTTGGAACTGTTCATTAGCTACATGCGTAACACCTAATGTTGTATTGACACGTATAGGTTCTTTAGCAAACAAACCAACACCTTCTATTACTGATTGTCTTATTTCTACTTCATCGGGTAAAGGTCTATAACTGTCATTCATTTAACAACTCTAGTTCCACGCCATCTACTCTTGCGTATAATTTGTTTTACATTGTCATCATCTACACAGGGCTTACCATCAATGTGATGTTTGTACTGTTCATTACACACTATACAACGTACATGTGCATTAAACCCTTCATCAACTTCTGCCATAAGTGCTTGTAAACTTAGTGCAGTTTTACGTGCAGCTTTATCTATTTGTTTTTGTGATACTTCCGAAGTCATAGTAATCCTTTCCATCGTGATACTTACCAAACTCTGCTATCTGTATTAGATTAAGAAGTTCTTCTACTGTATAAAATTTTACATTCCCATCTTTAAAACAAAATGCTATGTAATAATCTGTAGATTGTCCCTCTGCATACAATGTGTGTACAGCACAGTAGTGCATAAGGTCTTTTACTTTTACTTTAGGAGAAGATTTCACTTCTACTAACATCTGTTTCTTATCATTGTACACAAAATAATCTGGAAATGATTTAAGAAACGGTGACATTTTAGTCCACATAGGTATAGGGCTTTCGCCAAAATCTGCATTGTCATTGAGATGAAGCTGTCTAAACTTCATGCCTTTAGATTTGCAATACTTTTCAAACACATCTTCAGCAAATGGTATATAGTTTTTTATACGTTCTGCTGAATTAAGTTTGTTATGCTCGCCTTGTGGACTTACTTCTTTCATTGCAACTTAGCTCTCTTAAGCCATACACTACCGTGTTTATGTGGTGTAGATAACATATTAACCAACAAAATAAACTGTTCTAAATGGTCGTATGTGTACTTTGTTATGGTATCAAGCGATGTATCCTTGCCATAGTTCTGCCAATCTTCTACTACATCTTGTAGTTTGTATTCATTGGTAGAAAATATCTCATGATACTCTCCGTCTTCTTCATACTTAAGCATGTACACTTCTACCATGATGGATAATCCTGCGCACCTTCACGTGCTATATCATCTCTAATTTCTGCACGCTCTACTTCATGTTGCCATGTCTTTACTTTGTGTAAAAACAATTTATACATTTGTTTTCTTACATTGTATGTGTGCATTTGTGTATCTGTCCAAAAACTAATACCATTAGCTTTAGTATCTTCTAGGTGTTCTAGTTCTGCTTGTGCAAGTTCTTCTAGTACATCTAAAACATCTTCACCACTTGGGTAATAGTTAAATGTAGGTTCACTCATTCTTCTTCTGCCTTTCTACGATTGTCTAATATTGTTTGCTCAAAACTTTGTAAGAACTCAAACAATAACTTGTTTACTTTTTCAGCGTCAGCTTCTGTTAATACGTTATCTTGAACAACTCGTTGTCCACCACAAGCATTAGCTAGCTGTATCGCCCATACTTTTATTTCTTTTGGGTCGGTAAATATGTTCGGCATTTTTCCAACACTCCTTACTAGAGTTCCAATGGTGCCATCCATCGTTATAGACTAGCCAACTAGCTACACGTGTAGACACCACAGGATTAACTCTGTTATCTTTTATACTTAACTTGTTTGAAAGCCAATCCCATGTAAGGTTATTGAATTGCCACAGTCCTAAATCATTAGAACCGTTTTTGTTTTTGTCATTGTATGCAGTATATCTACCACTACTTTCGCAATAGATAATTGTCATAGCTTGTACAATATCTTCTTCTTTGAAGTATGTACTGACTGTTGGTATCCACTCCTCAACATGTTGTACTTTCTCTTTTACATCACGACAAATTACATATTCTTGTAATGTATCTGTACTTATGGGTAAAGTAAGAACACAACTTATAAGTAATTCAATCATTCTTCTTCGTAAACTGCAGGTTTCTTGTACTTCCTACCACTTATATGTAACTGGTATGCAATACAAAACTCATCTAAATCTTTAATGTTAAAGATAACAAGTCCCTCAGTTGTACCATCGGGTTTTGCTACAAACACAAATGGTCTTTCATCGTTGGGTAAGTTGGTATCTGATTGCTCTTTAGCTTTCAGATACCTATTCCACAACGTTTGAACTTGCTTACCTGCTTTGACTTCACATCTAATGAATGCTTCTGCCCAACCTTCTTCATGTACACGTAAGTGATACAGACTAGGTTCGGGCATTTGTAACTGACGCAACGCTTCTAATTGTTTCCGTCTACCTTTACGTTTATTCAGCATACCTTGACGCTTATAGTCAATCTTTTTGTTAGGCACTTACTCCCCAATCGGGTGGTAAGTCTGATGAATTTAACCACCATGACTTAGGAAACTTACCTGTATGTGCCGGACATTCGTCTACAGCTTTTGCTGCACACTTGAAGTCGGGTGACTTTTCAGATAGCTTACTAGTCCTGTTGTCAAAGACCTTGCCACTACAAAACGGACATGTTAAATCCATTTTGATTTCGTTTTGTTGTTGTGATTTTTCCACAACACCTCCTAATATACCTGAGACTTTTGTTATCAAGTCATCGCTGTCGTCAACTGTATTTGCAGTAGACGATAATCCAAGTTCTATTTTACCTAGGTAATCATCTATCTGCTTGTTACTCCATTGAGATTTTTCGGGATACTTCATGACTTTACGGTAGTTATCTGCTAAGTCCATAGCAAACACTTGCGTCTTCTCGTCATACCCCAACATCATCTTGTCAATAGTCTCGTCAATGAACTTGACTTTACTATCATCAGTAGGTGTAGAGGCGTCCTTAAAAGGTGCTTCTCCGTCTTTAATATCTTCAATGGGCTTGACTGGTACATCGGGACGGTTCTCTTTTCTACGCATGTCAACTTTAGTAACGAGGACATTGTCTGTGTCTACGTCTGCCATGGTAGCAAGTGGCATAGCATTATGTTCTTCCTCAGTTGTATCTGAACCCGACCATAATTCAACACCCAAACCAAATCGCATACAAGCACGTTTGAAAGCGTCACTCTCTGCGTCCTTTAGGTTTGTACCGTCATTATGTTTAGGACTGTCTAGTTTGAATGTGTCAACGTCACCGAAGCCATCATAACTACCCATGTCCTCAATAGTAATGGTACCTTTAGCACCTACTATTCTGTCTTCACCCTTGTGTTTACCATAAACAGGTTCACATGACCAAGAGTACTTTACTTCACTATCACGTAGTCTTTCTACGTAGATACTGTGTGGAACGTAGTCGCCAAACTTCCCGGCAGGTGCAGGTTTTACTACACTTTTGGGAAATGGGGACAACAATTTAACTGGCTTACTAGCCATACGTTCTCCTTTCTATCATTATTTAATTTCCTTAACAAGTTAAGGAATTAAATTAATGATTTATATTTTATTTTTTTAGTCGTGTAATACCACGGGTTAGTTTACTGAAGTGAGTTGCCCCATCTTCAGTAATGTATATTAATACAGGGGCATCGCCCGAGTATTCTATACCAACTAACTCGTGATTAGTTACATCTTTGACATTATTACTTGTCATATACTATCTATTATACCTATACATCTTCCAAATTTACAAGATATTCAGCAGTTACTCCATGCTTTGGCTTACAAAACAGTAAGTATTGACACGGTCTACCCATACTTGCAAGTTGTTCTAACGCATAAGTGTTATAACTTTCCGTACTTCCGTTAATCCACAGTCGTACATCGTTTATGTATTGTGTATTTGGTGTATGAAAATGTCCTGCAATAGCGTAGTCAAAGTCGGGCATTAACCCATTACTAGCTAGTGTTTTCCAACCCATTATCTTTTTACCAAATCCATACCATGGGAAACCTCCGAAACCTCGTACGTTATCACCATGCCATAGAAAGAACTTACATTTCTCTCCCAAATCTGCGATATCAAACCAATGATTATCAGCATTTACACTATCGGGTATTGAAAATGTAATTCGTTTTTCGCTCTCGTATATCATGTCCAATATCTTGCCTAACATTCTGTCGGCATTGCTATCGGGGTGGTAGTTTTTTCTTGAACGTCCACCTAAATGTCCATGATTACCGATGACCCAATGAACTTGAACTTCCTCAAAGTTTGCCAATAGAATATCAAAGAACTGTGTCAATATTCTAGGCGCGTCAACTGTCACTTGACTATACAATGAACTGTCAATCAGGTGTTCCTGACCGGGAAATATAAGTTCTCCCTCTACGATATCACCAACACAAAACACAGCAATCTTATTAACGTTGTGTGCTTGTCGTTGGATATTAGCTAAGTCAATTATCTTATGTGCATATCGTACAACACGTTCCTCTGCTATTTGTGTATTGTATGTAGGTGTAATCTTTGCAAGTTGTACATCCGACAATACTGCACAAGCTATTTCTTCTCCAACTTTTTTCTTTTTGGGTAGCTTGGGCTTGGGAACATTACCTTTACGATACGTTGTAATACTTGTTTTAACTGCACTATATACAGCTTCAACAAGTTTTTCAGTCTTGTTCTTAGATTTATCAAGTTGCCTTAACAACTTAATGTTTGCGTCTTCTAACTCTTTTACTCGCTCACTCTCAGCGTCTGCAAGTAATCTAGCTAATTCTTTATCTTTATTACTTGCCATCTGATACCTTTTTAATGTACTTACGCATAGCACTATCAGATATTTCTATATCAAACTCACGTTTTAATATGTTTATTATCCGATAAGGTTTTACTTCAACTCCGTTACGCACTCTTTCAAGTAGTGTGTCCCAGAACTCACGTGCTTCTGGTGTAATTTTTCGTTCAACGAAATTATCTTTTACACCATGTTCGGCTTCTTCTAGTAGTTTATCTATTTCTTTCATGTAAATAAGTATACATGACCACAAAATAAATACAAGGAACTAGAAGAAAGCTAGAGATAAGTGTTCATGAAGGTAACAAAACCTATGACGAAGATATCCTAAAAGAATAGTCATAGGTAAAAGACCTGTCGTAAGCTCTCTTTACGCTCTATTCTTATCTCTGTGCTTACTGTACATAGGGAAAGGAAACCTACGTATCACTTGCGTGAAACGTAAGCACTATCCTTACCTTACTACATTTAATTGTCTAGCGAAAGATTTAACCTCATCAACATCTGCTAGTCGCATAATGTTATATTTATTACATGCGTCTAAACATTGCTTGAGATTTTCTTTACCTGTACCATTACGACCTACGACTTTCATATCTGATACCCACAAGCGTCTAGGTGCTTGTTTACCTAACCATTGAAGTGCAGGTAAATCAATCCAGTTACCACCACCTGAATGCTCGTCTAAGTAATCATCATGAACACGTCTACCGTTTCTAGCAATAATACGTATGTCGCCTTTGCCGGATGTATTTCCCCAACCATAATAGTTGTACATAGCAATAGTCACAGCAGGCACTTCGTTCATAATATCTAATATATCTTGACCGTTAAAATTCATAGACCCACTAGCGTCAATTAAAATAGTTCCACCATAAACATTTTGCTTACGAGAAAATATCTTTTTATCTATTGTGTATCTGTGTATTTTTCTTGGTGCCACACCTCTATCTCTAGCAACATTTGTGTAACCTGTACGAATTTTGTTACTCATATTGATAGTTAATGCAGGTTTATGTGTAGTGTAATCTGCCCATGTCGCCTTGCTTTCATCGTATTCAAACAAAATTTCGTTAGCTTCACTTTTATTACGTTGTTTTAACATAGATACGTTACCCGGTTGTGTAAGTTCAGCTTTATCATAAGCTTCTTCTATGTTAGAAACATCCTCATCTTGTACAGCTTCCTTGAGTTTGGCTTCATCTTCATCTGATAAACGAACATCTTCTGTTGGCTTGTCATTGAATAAGTCAAACAACTCGGACAACTCTACTGCAAGTTTTTTAACTCTTGCCCATGCAGGTTTGTGTGTAATTGTGTAGCTCTTAGTACTTGTATGTATCATACGTAGATGAAAGTATGATATTTTACTCATAGCAAACTCAAGGTCTGCAACACGACTGTGTTTAAGAGTGTGACTTTCAATCTCATCTTTGATAGCTTGGATAAACGCACCGTATTCATATCCCCATATATCAAAATTCATATGAGTATATTTTGTACGGTATGTACCTAGATAATTTTCTTTCTTTATGAGAAATACAGAAGCAAGTCCGTACTTAATAATGTCTGTAACACTACCTTTTTCTACAAGTTGTCTTGTAAAAGCACGAACATCTTCTATACATGTGTGTGGTTTATCCATTGGAATACCTGCAGAAGTAAGTCTGTGATTAACACGAATTTCTTCTAACAAATGTATAGCTTCCTCGTGTACACCTTTAGGAATTTTACCAAAACTCTTAGGTGACCACTTGACATGACCTAATTCATGTCTACGGATTACACGTCCATGATTGATACCACATTTATGACACTCATCATCTAGAGGTACATACATTTTCCTATTGGTCATGTCTGTACGAGGTTGTTTAGTATCTTCGTATACTTCCCAATCTCTTTCTCCCGTAACTATTTCGGGGAATGGTCTATGACGCATTATTCTACGTCACTTAGCTTGATAGCGTCTAACAATTCTTCAGCTCTATCGCCAAAGACTACTAGTCCTGCTGTATCTAAGTCTAACCCTTGCTCTTGCAACTTAAAGAACTCATCCCATTTACGAATGGAAATACGTTCATCTTCATCAGTCGTTAATGATGTATCGCTAATAGCTTGGTGCCATTCTTTTGGAAATTTTTCCAATGCCTTAGGATGTATCTCATCTATGTGTATTGCAACAGGAAACCTATCCTTGAGTGCTTGTGGTAAGCTCTCGGGGTCTGCGTTTGATGTTGCTATTACTGTAAATCCTTCGTTAGGACGAACAGTTTCTTTCTCTTTATTGTTAAGCGTAATACCTGCAATATCTTTATCGTCAAGTACTGCATGTAAGAATGTCATCGCATCCGGTGACGCATGGTCAATCTCATTGATGACTAACCTACCACCGTTACGCCATGCTTGTATAGCAATACCGTCATGCCATTCAAACATTTGATTTTCCCCTATTTGGTAAAAACCTTGTAGGTCTGCACTTGAACTTTCTTCGGTCATGACTAACTGAAATACGTTAGCGTCACCGTTTATGTTCAATGGTGCATTATTTTTTACAGCAGAGTAAGTTTTACCTGTTCCCGGAGGACCGTATAAAAGTACTCTATCTGATTTTCCTATTACGTAGGACACTAAGTCCCAACATGTTTGTTTTTTGCTCATTTGTTATTCTCCAATCGGTACGAACTTAATGTATAAGTCCACACCCTCGTTGTTTTTTCTTTGCTTACACTCAAAAGAACCTTTGTCTTTCAAGTGACTTATGTTTCGTTGTTCCATACTCCGTATGTTTCCGACAACACCACTACTCCACTTAGGTAAAGTAGCGACTACGTACCACACGTTCGGGTTATTTAACAACACCTTAACTTTGTCATCTGACAAAATTTTAGGTTGCTTTCCACCTTTGCGTATTGGTGGTGGCTCTTGTCTAGCCATACCGTTAGGTAACATATGTCACCCCTTTCTGGTATATACATACCTCACAGTCCAGATGGGCATGAAACAAACAATACTTTCGTATGTTGTGTCTGGACTGTAAGCTACGTACGTATAAATAGCTTGTAACATACCTCAAAACTCATCCAATAAGTTTCTTTACATAAGATATGCTACAAGCTACCTATAAGTCTGAGACAACTGACTTCGTGTATGCCTTAGTTAGTTATCATACTTTGAGTACTCTAAGCGAGAGGTCAGCTAGTTCTATAATATAAGTAGCTTGTAACACACAATTAACGAGGTCTGCGTTTAGTTGTTTCGTGTCTAGGTAGTAATGAACTACCAACCTTTATTATGTGCTACAAGCTACCTACTGTACATAAAGGGGTAATGTACGTAAGTAACTTTGTTATTGCGTTTCCCTGTTGTGGATACGCCAAACTTTCTCATTTATAACTACGGTGTTCCAATCCGTAAATGTCTTTTGCTTGGGTGATTTGTCATCCCCGTATGTAATAGTTGTCTTGCCAAATGCACGACTTACTGCTATTACAGGAACAAACTCATTCCCTTTCGTAAGTAATTCATCAGTCTCTCTAACGTCTTTAGCGTAACGAGACCAACCATTTTTGTGAACCATAATTTCCCTTTCTAATTATATTTAATCCCCTTAACAAGTTAAGGGGTTAAATATTAATTCCTTTTTAATATTCGTATCCTGCGTCCGATTGGTCTGCCATGATTTGTTCTGTCTCTGTCATACCTGATGGGGGTTCATCGTATTCGCCATGATGTCTCATCATTTCACGATGTTCTTGTTCTTGTATTTTTGCGTCTGCAATAGCGTCATCTAAACAGTCTTCATGAAACCAATCACCATACACTTTTATAATAGAATTTTGGTCATCTGTACTACTACAAAGTTCACATTCTTTAGTAGCCATTATTCTTCCTCTCTAAGTTCGCCATCGTACAATTTAACTTGTGCGTCATCACCAAACTCAACACCGTCAAAGACAACTGTTACGGTAGTACCTGTATTAAGTTGAATGATTTGTGGTTCATCTCCTATTTCAAAATCAGCATTACAAAATGCGTCATTTATTTCTGTTTCTGTAAGCAATTCTGTAGACGATATAGTCCAATGTCTTTCGTCCATAGACGCTTCGCCTACATGATATGTGTGTTTATCCATTATTTATCCTCCGTCCCTATCAAACTCTATGTCAATGTCATTTAAGTCAAGCCATTCATATAAAGTTTCTAAAAATGGTCCTAGTATCTGTTCTTCTGTAAATTTTACTTCGGTCTTAACACCATCAATAATAATTACCATTATTTTAGCTCCTCAATTTCAAAGTCAGCTTCATACAACTCGTGCATTCCGATTACTTTATCTTTGTTTATAATTTCGTTTTTGTCACCAATGTATATTCCAACGATTGTTAATCTGTATTCAAATTCGTCACCGTCTTCATGACATTTCATTTCTATTTGCATTATTTATCCTCATCTGTAAAAAGCATTATCTTTTTACTTATACTATCTATCATCTTTGTTGGTGGGTTGTCGTCCCATTCGCATGACGATGTAAGTAACTCATTAATATATTGTTGTTCATTTTTAGTAAACATTATTTATCCTCTCGTATAAGTGAGAGGAACTCATCACTAAGTCCCTCTCGCGTTTTCTTAACGTAATTAACAACGTTAACTACGTATTCTATTGTTAATAAGACAATAGGAATTAACATTACTATTATCAATAACCCTTGCCAACTATTCATAACACTTCGTCCCACGAATAATTTCTCCAAGCTCCGTCCAATGTCATTACGTTTATAAGATATAATCCCCAATCACTAGCGTGAACGGGCATATCATTAGCTTTTGGTAGCTTGTCCGTAAATTCAAGCGCAGTATCAAAGTTGTATACGCTTGGTCTGTGTCCGTCTTTACCCATATAAGCACACAAAATAGGGAACACTCTCTCTATTTCTTGCCTCATATATGGATTAGAGTCTCTATCCACGTCACTTTCTAAATACATACGTTGCATTTTACTTACTGTTTCTTCCACATTAGAACCCATCCAATGTGTGTAGATTACAGGTGAATAACTGTAACCTCTTTCGTCTTGACTGTACAATAGTACAGTTGCTCTGTCACCCACGTGACACCTCGCTTTCTGTTTTCTCACTTGTCAAGTATCGCTTTGAACTTGACTTTTTTACAGTACTATACCCACAATCTGGACAAAATACCATTTCTAATACGGCACTTTTCGCGTTTGCGTAAATACCTTGATGTAGGTAGTCGGCTTGACGACAGTTATCGCACAACATTTTCACTCCAATCTAATTAATTAATCCCCTTAATAAATTAAGGGGTTAATTAATTTATGTTTTTAAAGCGTATCAAGGTACGCTTGTACCTCGTCAGCATTTTCTTCAATTTGGTCGTACAAAATACGCTCAAACTGTTCTATGTTTTCTTGTGGATACCCAAAGTACCTAAGAACATCTGTAAGTTCTTTCATCAATTTTTCCATTGTTTTCTCCAATCTAATTAATTAATCCCTTTTAATTCTTAAAAGGGTTAATTAATTATGTTTCCTCGCATACGTTGTATATAATATCTTTCTAAAACAACTAATTTATTACAATCATCACACACACGTCCGTCAAACAAAGGTTGTCCGTTGTGTCCATAATAATTCTTTAAACTATTTCTACATTCTTCATAATTTGCACAATAATTACTCATAATAACCTTTCTGATACTCGTATAAGTATCTATCTACCCACATACATGGGCAGTTAGATATTTATAAATAAATATCTTTCTTTAATTTATTAAATACATTAAGTTCATGTCTTTCTCTTTCACGAGTAGTCATGTACTTGTATGGTTTATTTATTGCACGTATTA